TGGTGGCTTTGGTGGATTTGGTGATAGTCCTGATGGACCTGATGGACCAGCAGACATGCCTGGTGGAACTATAGGAGGCGGAAGTGGTAATATTATTAATGAGCCGCCTGTAGTAAATGAACCTCCAGTCATTCAACCCCCAATAGAAGATCCTGTTGTAGATACTCCAGAAGAAGATTTACCTCCAGGCGCAACGCCAGGAGAAGGACAAAAAGAAATTGAAAATAGATTTAATAATAGATTTGGTTATTTCGATGTAAGACAGTTTAAGGATGATGGTCTACCATCTATCTTTGTACCTGAACTATTTGGTCTAGACGAAGAAGATGAAATATTCTAAAAGAGGTCAATTATGAAAATAGAAGCTGATGAACTCATAAGCTATCAGGAAAGCTTATCCGAAGATAGATCAATATGGGAAAGAACATGGCAAGATATTATAGATTATACTCTGCCAAACAGAGCGCCAGTCATAGGAGAGGATTCTCCAGGTCAAGACAGGTCGATAGATATTTACGACTCTACCGCGTCTAACTCTACAGTCAGATTAGCCGCAGCTCTGAACTCCATGCTAACAAACCCACAATCCCAGTGGTTTTTGCTGGAAACAACCAACGAAGCGTTGAATAAGGAGAGTGAGGTCAAGATTTGGCTGGATGCACTGACTAAAGTTGTCAGAAAGCAGATGGACTTGTCTAATTTCTACTCTGCTATACACGAACTGTACCTAGATCTATGTAGTATTGGTACTGGTACCTTGTATATGGAGCAGGATGCGGATCCAGACAAGGAATTAAACTTCTCTGCGCGCCATATAAGAGAAATCTTTGTGGCTGAGAACCATCAGGGCAGGATTGATCAAGTATTCCGTAAGTTCAAGATGACAGCTAGGCAGATGCAGCAAAGATGGGGAAATTTAATCTCATCTGATGCACAAGCTGCTGCTATCAGTGAACCTAACAGTGAATACGAGATTCTACACTGTTGCTTCCCAAGAGAAGATGCTAATCCTACTTCTGCTTTGCCCGAAGAGGCAAGGTTTGCTTCTGTGTGGATTGAGATAGACTCAAGACACATAATCAGAGAAGGTGGATACCGTACATTCCCGTATACTGTACCTAGATGGTTTAAAAGTACAGGTGAGAAGTATGGTAGATCTCCGGCGCTGACAGTACTGGGTGATATCAAGTCATTAAACGATATGACCAAGACTATGATGCGTACTGGTCAGAAAGTAGCTGATCCACCAATAATGGTTCCTGATGACGGCTTCTTCAACATTGACACTGATCCGGGCGGGATATCTTACTATAGATCCGGCACGAATGATAGGATTGTACCTCTTGATGTAGGTAATAGACTACCAATAACCTTCCAACAAGTTCAGGAAAAACGAGAGCAGATAGCAGACGCATACTTTACAACTCAACTACAGATAATTGATAAATCTAGAATGACAGCAGAAGAAGTAAGAGCACGGATGAATGAGAACATGAGAATCTTAGGACCTACAATAGGTAGACTACAAGATGAGTTCTTAGACATGCTTATTACTAGAGTATTAGATATACTACGATTTAGTTTTGATAGGATGGGGCAACCTATTCTACCCATTCCACCTGAGATAGTTATGCAGACCTTAGGTACGAATGATCTTAAGGTTAGATACATTTCACCGATGTCTAAGGCACAGAAGACTACTGATATACAATCTATTAACTACTATGTAGCTACTATGTCAAGTTGGGCTGGCAACGGATTCCCACAGGTATTAGACAATGTGGACATAGATGATGCAGCCAGATTGATTGCTGACTTTAGTGGTGTACCTAACGAAATATTAAAGGACGAGCGAGCTGTGGCCGCCCAGAGGAAACAAAGAGCAGAGGAGGCACAGAATAAAGCCAAACAAGAGCAAAGAGCAGCGGGCGCTGACCAAATGGCTAGCGTCGGAGGAGCAGTAAGAGACATCTCTGAAGCTCAACAACTAAGAGGAGAAGCAAATGCAGCATAACAAACATCCAATTCAAGGTAAAGCAGATCAAGCAGAAGTAGAAAAAAAACGAAAAGAAATGCTAAAGACTTACTACGATGTGTTTAGTACAGAGCAGGGGAAGACTGTACTAGAAGATTTAAAAACAAGATTCCACAACAAGAGCCCAATCTTCGATCCAGAATCAGCAAGGAAAACAGATTTTAGTTTGGGTGAAAGAAATGTAGTACTGTTCATAGACTTTGTACTTGAACAGGCTAAAAAATAAGGACTCCTACCTAAGGGTAGCTCTCGTCCACTGGGAGGATGGGGAGCGAGGGTCCAATAAGGAGAACAATTATGGCAGAACCAGAAGGAGGGGCAGCAGCCCCAGCAGCTGGAACAACTCCAGCCGCAGGCGGCGACGAAGTCGTCAGTTTTAACAACGCAACTGAGCATTCAACACATGTGAATACTAATTGGAGGAATTTTGTAGACAAGGAATACGGAGAACACTCATCTACAGCTAATTTAAGTTCACTGAACGATGTAGTAAAATCCTACATAAATGCTCAACAGATGGTTGGGGCGGAGAAGATCGCTAAACCCAACGAGAAGTGGTCGCAGGACGATTGGAAACAATTCTATCGAGCCGGCGGAATGCCTGAGACAGAAGATGGATATAAAGTAGGAAGACCAGAATCAGCACCAGAGAATTATCCCTATAACCCAGAAGAAGAAAAATCATTTAAGAACCAGGCATATCAAAACGGTCTATCCGTAAACCAAGCAAACGCTCTCTGGAATCAAAGACATGAAAGAAGAATAGCTGCTTGGAATGAAAAACAAACTACCACGACACACGCTCAGAAAGAAGGTTGGACCAAGTTGAAATCTGAACTAGGTGAAACCTTCGACACCAAGGTTAAGAACGCTAACGCAGTATTAGCACGGTTTGATGGAGACGGAGAAGTTAGGAAATACTTACAGAAAACTGGTATGATTAACGATCCCACTATCGCCAAGTTCGTAATGCGTATCGCAGATAACTTTGCTGAGGACACGGTAGGTACACAACAAAGAACATCTGGCGGATTAACACCCAGTCAGTATAGATCCAAGGCCAGAGAATTACAAGGTAAGATACGATCTATGACCAGAGGATCCTTTGAACACGAGCAGGCACTCTCTGAGTATGTCAAGCTTCAAGAGCTTGCCGCGGGAGGTAAATAATGGAAGAAGAAAAGAAATCCAATATTCAAATCAAACGCGAATGGGAAGCAGGAGAAGCTAGAAAAAATAAGGAGAGAGAACAGGATGTAAGATTGTCCTGTATCACATTGGTGAAGAATAATCCAATTGATAAAAACGATCAGACTAGCCCATGGCGAAGAGCTAAGCAACTTGAGCACTTCGTATTGATTGGGTCGAACCCTGAGAAAACAAATTATGAAGGGTTCTAGGGGTAGCCGTAAGGTCCCAACAAAGTATAACATTTCAGGGGCAGCCCAATATGGGTCCCGAGCTTATCTACAGAACAGGTCCTTCTAGGGTAGCCTAATCTGAATTAAACTAATTAAGGAGAACAGACAATGGCAGCAATTACAACTGCTTTTAAAAACACTTATGCCGATAATATTATGGATGAGGCTCAGCAAAATATGAGCAAACTCCGTACGGCATGCGACATTGGTCGTGTAGAAGGCGAATACCTGTATATGGACGAGCTCTTGAAAATGGAAGCTGCAGAAATTCTTACTCGTAATGCCGACACGGTCAATATTGAATCCGACTGGGATCGTAGACGGACTTACCTGCGTAGATTCGCAGTAGCTCCGTTGATCGACGACATGGACTCTTTACTGATGCTTAAGGACCCGAAGTCTGCGGTCGTTAAGTCTACTGTAAAAGCTATGAATCGTAGATTAGACGAACTCATCATCGAAGCTTTCAATGCCGATGTTGCTACCGGGCATGATGGTGGAACTACTACCACTTATGATAGTGGTAATACCGTCACTGCTGGTTCTGATCTAAGTCTTGATGCTTTACGGGCAGTTAAAAAGATCTTGGATGAGAATGAACTAGAAGACGAGAGTGAGAGATACATCGTTGTATCCCCGACTCAGATCTCTAGCCTATTAAATGTAAGTCAGATTCAAAGTGCCGATTACAATACGGTTAAAGCGCTTGTTCACGGTGAAATTGATTCCTTCATGGGTTTCAAATTCATTACAAGCAACCGTCTGAATAAGTCCGGCTCTGTTCGTGCTTGCTTTGCTTGGGTAAAACCAGCTATGCAGGTAGGTATTGGTAAAGACATCACCACTCAGATCGAACAACTTGCCACTAAGAATTATAGTTGGCAAATTTATACCGAAATGCGCATGGCTGCCGTCCGTACGATGGAAGAAGGCGTATGTTTGGTAAATTGTACAGAGGCCTAAACACCAATAGGGTGAAATAAATCATAATATAAGGAGATAAAAATGGCTGATTATTACGGAGTAAATTATACTAAATTCAATACCCCAACACCTGCGAATAAGGTGAACGGTAGTGAATATGGTTCTGGAGTTAAGTGGATTCATGATTCTTATGAAGCTGCTGGCGTCGTTAAGGGTTCTAGCATTTACATTGGCAAAGTTCCCCAGGGCGTTTTCATTCTTCCAGAGTCTAGAATATATCACGATGCTTTAGGAGGAAGCTCTGAGCTGGCAGTTGGTACTGCTGTAGCTGGAGTGGAGTTAAGTGCTGCTGAAGATACTTCATCTGCTGGGGATATTCAACTTGGCGGAGATGTAGATTCTTTTGGTACTGCTACTACAGCAGAGACTGATATAATTGTAACCGTCTCTGGGTCCGGTGCTATCACTGGTACTCTTAGACTGAGCCTGTG